AGTAAGCCCATCACAAATGGCACGATTAATTATCGCTACATTTGCTAAAGGTTACTACGCAGGTGCAGGTGCTATTATCTTAAATGGTGCAGGTGGTGTAACAATTTGGGGTACTCCAGTATTAGAGGCTTCTTGGGTAACTGATGACAAAGTATTAATTATCGACAGAGATTTCATCGAAAGAGTTGAAGTTGAAGGATTAAATGTTACTTTCTCTTACGAGAACGGAACAAACTTTGTTCAAAACTTGGTAACTGCTCGTGTAGAATGTTACGAAGCAATCAACCTAATGATGCCAGCAAGTGCCGTGTATGCCGACCTTGGAAATGTGGTTTAAGGAATGTTGTTTAATTGAATAAAGCAAAATTGGCAGGTACTTAAATGTATCTGCCTTTTTTTTTGCTAAAAGTTTTAGTATATTTGTAATATGAAAGTTATATCTAAAATGGACTTTATTCACGAGGGGGATAGGTTCAGAAGAGGGTTTGAATACGAAGTAAAATCAACACCTAAAATACTTGAATTTATTAAGGTAGGCTACTTGAAAGAGGTTATAGTGATAGAGGTTATCGAAGTAAAGGAAGCCAAAGAAGTGGTAAAAACCAAAGAGTTTAAAGGCAGTAAGAAAACCAAATGACAAAGACAGAGGCATATCAAGATAGTTTACAATTTTTAGGACTGACAAAGAAAAACGGAGTTGGTGTTGGGGAATTGTACGCTTTAAAACCTACAAATAACGGGGGTAACTTCGTTTGGAGTAGGGCTTTGAGTGCTTATAGAACAAACCAAGAGGGGGTAATGGAACTTGTCGCAAGTGGAACGCCACGAGTAGATTATTCTAATACTTGTCCAGAATTAATCATAGAGAAAGCGAGTACAAATAAATTTTTACGGTCACAAGAATTTGATAGTGCATCGTGGACAAAAAGCAACTCTACTATTTCAGCTAATGCTATAACAGCCTTAGATGGTACACTAACAGCAGATAAATTAATTGAAACTGCGACAAACTCGGTTCATAATATCAATCAAAATTTTGTGATGGTTGGAAGTCATTCACTATCAATTTATGCTAAAGCAGGTGAACGAACAAGGATAGCGTTACAATTAGGTTCTGTATCCGCTATATTTGACTTATCAAATGGTTCTGTGGTTTCGGGTGCTGGTGCTTTTATTAATGACGAGGGTAATGGGTGGTATAGGTGTGTAATATCAAATAGTCCATCTAATATTAATTGTATAATTTATATAGTTAGTGGAACTAGTACTACATATTTAGGTAACGGAACAAGTGGAGTATATATTTGGGGGGCACAATTAGAGCAATCAACTTACCCAACTTCATACATTCCAACGACTACTGCAAGTGTAACACGACCACAAGACAAAGCATATAACACTACGATAGCATACGGATTAAAAGGAACTATTTTTATAAGAGCAAGGATATTTTCAAGTACTTATACAAAGGTTGATACCTTGTTTAGTTTGAATGATGAAACTTTAGATGACTATATTACTTGTTCTACTAATGCGAGTAGGTCAATTTTTATAACTACAATGGGAGGTGCAATAGATAGTAATAGCTATAACTACTCTTTAGCGAGTGATGGGATTTATTCAATAGCTATTGGATATGATTTTACGGGCATTAATAACAATCTAAATATAGCAATTAACGGAATATTAAAGAGGGCAAATGCAACACAAACAAATAACCCACCAACTGCATTGAGTAGATTTGATTTAGGCAGTTTATATGAAACCTTGCCAAGCGTAGACAATAGAATAATAGGTCAAATGTATTTTGCAGACCAATTAAGCGATACAGATTTAACAGCATTAACGGTACAATAATGGAAGTAAAGATAATTACAGATTTAGCGAGTGAACCAGTAACGGTAGCAGAAGCAAGGAATTATTTAAGAATAACCACAACGGCACAAGATACTTTAATTGGCGAATTAATAACCGATGCTCGTGAGCGATTAGAAAAGTTTACAAACCTTTCATTTGGTGCAAAGACTTTAAAATGCAGATGGGATGTATTGGATGGATGGGCTGAAATTCCTTACCAACCTAATGCCGTTGTGAGTGCTTGTATAAACGATGCAGGAGATACATTAACCTACGATACTAAAGGACTTGAATATAAGTACCTATGGTGCGTTAACTATACTGGGGTTACAATAACATATACGGCAGGGTTTACAACGCTACCAAAGGCTTTAAAAGTGGCAATTTTAAAAGAAGTTTCTACAAGCTACGAGAACAGAGAAAACTACTATATAGAGGGAACATTTAACGAGTTATCGAATGATGCTAAAAGAATGGCACAAAGTTACTCACGAAATACATTGTTAGGAATATGATAGGTAAACTACGTGACCAAATAAGTTTGATTAACTACTCTACCGTATCGGATGGAGCAGGTGGAACAGATGCAACAGAGCGTACTGATATTACGTTATGGGCAAAGGTTACACCATTAAGTGGTTCGAGGGGTGTGGATGGTTCGCAAATTACATTAAACCAAGTTTACGAGGTTTTGATTAGGTACGAAGATTACCCACCATTGAATAAAAAAAATAGGATACAATTTGAAAACAGAATTTTAGTAATACACGCTTTTCAGATAGTACACGAGCGAAGAAAATACATAAAAATAATAGCTGAAGAAGATGCAGGACGAGATGAGATAATCTACGATGAGCAGTTCCAACCTATTACAGATGAATTAGGAAATTATATAATTAATTAGATATGCCAAGATTTAACGACCCTACGACCGAGTTAACATACCTTGAAAAGGATGATGTTTTAATGGCAGGAAGTCCCGATGACTTTTCAAACATTAAGGCTCAAAACTTATTTAATAGAAGTTTAACAAGGTCAGCATTACAGACTTTAATTACTGATAGTGAATTAATTATAGGACAAGAGTACACTATAACAAACGCAGTAGGAAGTACGCTAGTTTTAGTTGTTAAGGCTTGTGCTGTAAATAAACTAGATGAAGTTGCAGTAAGTGCTACTAACGGAGAAAACTACATCTACGATATTACAACCGACACTGCAACGCAAAGTGAAAATGAGATACCATTTAATATCACTTCTCCTACAAACGGTCAAGTAATTATTTATAATAGTGATAATGAAGAATGGAATAATGTATTATTAAACTATGTAGAACCCGAATGGTTTGGGGCAGTTGGGGATGGTGCAACAGATGACACACAAGCGATAAAAGACGCTATTTCTTTTATGACTACTAATGAAATAAAAGTATTATCGCTAAAAGATACTTATTTGATTAGTGGAGAGGTTGTATTAGGACAAAATAAACGTATTCAAGGAGGTGGAACACTAAAAAGAATTGACGAAGTAAAAACAACAATTACACAAAGTTTAGTAGTAGGTAATTTATCTGCAACGGTTACAAGTTCGGCAGGGTTTGCAGTAGGACAAGATGTTAGAATTTATAAAGCTGGTTACGGAGATACTAACTACAACACTAATAGAATGGTAATTACCGAGATTCAAGGTAATACTATTTATTGGAGTGGTGCATTAACACAAAGTTTTGCAAGTGGTGATTTTTTAATTACTGCGTGTAAATTGTTATCGGTTAGTGATGGTTGTGTGGTAGATGGAATTGATTTCGATGGTAATAAAGCAAATAATACTTCATTTACTCGTTGGGATGTTCAAAACGAGTGCTATGGAACGGTGAATACTGCTGAATATAGTATTATAAATTGTAAATTTTACAACTCTGTTGCAGATACATTGGTACTTTATGGTAATAAAGTAACGGTTTCGAATTGTAGATTTGAGAATATTAACGGGAATGCAGTCCATTTTTCAGATACAGACCAGTGTATTATTGAGAATTGCTATATTGAAAATACTAATCTTGCGACTTCGGCAGTAGTTGGACACGCAGGGGGTTGTATATCTTTTTCAGATAAGAATAAAAATATCATTATATCAAATAATATTTTAGTAAATGGTATTTATGGTATAGGCTATTCTTCAGGCTCTACATCATCAGCAAATCACTACAACGCATTAATTCAAGGGAATACTATACGTGATTGTCGTACTGGAGCGATGGATTTAAGAAGCACAACGGCAGGGGTGCGTTTTGATGATATGACTATTTTAGGTAATAAAATATACAATAGTGGTATAGTAGATATTACTTCAAGTGCTTCAAGTGTTGCTAAAAGAAAACTTGTATTTAAAGATAATGTAATTTTTAATGGTAGGATTTCAATTTCTTATGTTGAAGATTGCGAGATTGCAGACAATAAAGTCTTAAACGATGTTAATAGCCCAGAAAGTTCATTAGTTACAGATGATATAACTAATACTAGCATTTTAGTAATGGCAAGTGGCAGTAAAAAAATTATCATTGATAGAAACCACGTTTACGCAGGTAGATATGGGATTTACGTAAGTGGTTCAACAGATACTACTGGGCAGTTTTCAATAAGGAATAATTATGTATTTAAAACCTATGAAGTAGGTATTAGAGTTTTTAGTACTGGTGCTTTATATCAATGGGCTGTAACTGGTAATTATGTAGGTAATGAAACTACTTGTTTATCTACTTGGGATGGTATAGGTATTTCTGCTAATTGTATGATTGCATTTAACTATGTATTTGCACAAGGAGGTAGGAGTTGTGTATTTTTAAACAATAACAACGGAGGTCGGGTATATAAAAATCAATTATATGCGACATCAACAAGTATTTATTCTGTTACAGGGTCGGGTGGGACATCAGGTTGTGATGTTGTTGATAATATTATTAACTGCCCAATAAGAGTAGGCAATATACCATTAGCTACAAACTTAATAACTGGGAATACCTACCCTTCTGTAATTAAGAGGGGAACTGCTACTTTAGTTGGTGGGACTATTACTGTATCACTTTCAGGAATTGTTACAGAGAATCAAGTATTTTTAACTAAAACAACGGCAGGAGGCACAGAGGGGCATATAAGAGTAACGGTAACGGCAGGTAGCGGTTTTACTATCACAAGTTCAAGTAATTTAGATACAAGTACATTCACTTGGCTTATCCAATAATAAAGAAGTTATGAGTGAAAGGGATGAATTAATGCGACTAAATGCTCAAATGACTGAAGTATTACACAAGGTTGATAGCTTATATAATACTTTAGTTGATACTGATTTGACTGGTGCTGGTGTAATAACTCGTTTGAGTAATCTTGAAAAGAAATTATTTAAATTAGAAAAGTATATGTGGATGCTTGTAGGTATATTGTCTTGTGGTACTATCCCATTAGGTTCTAAAATTTTACCAATAATTAAAAACTATTTAAAATGAGTTTATCAAAAAAATATTCAGAGCCTACGCCGAAGTATTGGAGGCAAGTTGGCGACTTTGCCCTTGTGTTATTAGTGGCTATTCAACCGATGTTAGATTCTATGCCGATAAGCGATAAACCTAAATACTGGGTTACGTTTATTTTTACGGTGCTATTAGTAGGCATTAAGTTTTGGACAAATACAAAATCAGTACATAGCAAATGATAGACGTAGTTTATGTATAAAATAAGTTTAATAAATATTCCTAATATTGGTTAAATTTTAGTATATTTGTATATGGAAAAAATAATATACATATACGAATTAATTGACCCTATCTCTAATGAAACAAAGTATATAGGTCAATCTGTTAAACCTAAAAATAGGTATAATAGACATATATCAGATGCTAATAAGAATAATAAAAATTGCAAACAATGGATAAAAAATTTATTAGACAATAACCAAAAACCATTACTTAATATTATAGATTCTTGTACTGAAGAAAATGCAGATACATTTGAAATAATGTATATCTCATTATATAAAAGTTGGGGATGTGAATTATTAAATATTGAATTGGGAGGTCAAAAAAAACGGGTAATATCAGAAGCCACAAGAAGAAAAATTAGTGAAACATTAAAAGGTCAAAAGCAATCGCAAGAAACAAAAGATAAAAGGAGAGCCACTTTAAAAGAAACTTGGAAAAGCCCAGAATTAAGAGAATTAAAAAGAAAACAAAGTATTGAATTAAATAGATTAGGTCTTATAGGTACTAAAGGTAGGATAAGTAGTAAAAAAGGTATTAAATTAAGTGATGATATTAAATTAAAAGTAAAAAATGGTTTAATAGAGCATTATAAAAATAATAGAAGTGGTAAATATGTAAAAATTGATGATGATATTGTTAAAAATTTATTATTAGATTTTGATAATAAAATGAAACAAAAAGATATAGCTACAAAATATAGTTTACATAGAGCAAAAGTTAGAAGTATATTATTAGAAAATGGATATAAGTTACAAAGGGATTAAATTAATAACATCATTTGAGGGGTTTGTAAATAAACCTTATTTAGATGTAATCGGTAAATGCACTATTGGATACGGAACAACAATTTATCCAAACGGAGTAAAAGTATCAATGACCGATAAGCCAATAACATTGGAACAAGCAAAGGAATATTTAATGCACGATTTACAGAAGTTTGAAAAAGGAGTAAACGAGTTAATAGGTAAAACTAAACTAAATCAAAATCAATTTGATGCTTTGGTATCATTCGCTTATAATTGTGGATTAGGTAATTTAAAGACTTCTACGCTATTAAAACTTGTTAAGGCTATGCCAACATCAGAAGCTATATTTAATCAATTTTTACGATGGAATAAAGCGGGTGGAAAAGAAATCTCTGGGCTTACGAGAAGAAGAAAAGCCGAAGCAGAATTGTATTATAGTAACTAATTCTATCATTTTGCAATTTAGAACAATTCTAAATGCAATAAAATACTTGTTTAAGTAGTTTTTCATTTGTAAATTGCACCGATGCAGTTCGACAATATGGATATAGTTGTGTGGAATGGTTTGATAACGTATTACGCTATCATAAAGGGAAAGGTATCAGAAGATGAAATCACACTAGCAAACGATATAGAAATCTCACTTTATTCACGAAACTTATGACACGAAAAGAAATTATTGAAACGAATATAGATGTTTTCAATAAAGACAAAAGTCAGGCAGGATACGCAAAGTATCTAAAATCTAAATACCCTAATATTTTTAAAAGTACAGAAAGTGCTAGACAATCAGTAAGGGATTATTTAAGAGATA